TTAACGAAAGTGCAATGCTTGATATGTATTTTGTGTATAAATTCGCAAAGTATATCGGAAAACCTTTTAAAAAGTGGGAAGCATACGATACGGGCGTTATTGATAAAAAAGGCAATTTACTCCTAAAGAACAACCTTACTAGTCAACAGAAAGATAGTTACACATTCTTTCATAGATTGGTTAGAAATTTAAAACAGTTGCTTGAAAAAGTTCCTGGAATGAAATCTAAACTAGGTAAGGCAGTTGCAGCCTATTTTTTGTTTAAAGAACAAATGGTTAAACATGGCACTAATGGTGAAATGTTAGACGAAGCATTTATTGAATATTGTAATGAAAGTATGCCGTTAAATGAATCGATGCAAATCGATACGTTAATGAAACAGCATATGTTAGTGGAGAATATAAAATGAAGGAAGAAGTAACAGTCGGTGACGGTGGTGGAGCAGTAAATGTCCAAAAGGATATGCCATTATTCACACCAAACGGCAAAGCATTCGGAAGTAATTATTTTACAGCACCCGATTCAGACACATATAACAACGTTAGATTAGGAAAGAATCGATATAGACGTTGGGACTCATTCGTTGGTAAAACCTCTTGGGGTAAGCAGATAGCAACGTATGCTAAACAAAATAAAGGTGGTATGTTAATCAAGCACCCAAACGATCCCGTATTTCAAGTAATTAGACGATAAAAACTTTACTTTTTGATAGGTTTATAGTATAATAGATACTATGGATTATATTACTCAAAAGTACATTGGCATCGTTGGTGTACGTCTAGAACAATTCAAAAAGAAAGGAAAAGGACTTTGGCAATGCCGTTGTCCTCTATGTGGGGATTCTCAAAAAGATAAGAATAAGGCACGTGGATTCATATTTGAATATGATGGCGACGTTCTATATAAATGTCATAACTGTGGTGTGTCTCTGGGGTTATCTCAATTCCTTTCAGAAGTTGACCCAAACTTAAAAAAGCAGTATATTTTAGAAAGGTTTGGTAATAAGAATAAACGTAAAAAGGTTGAACCTAATGACGATTTATTCAAATCAAAGAAAATCAAATTTAAGAAGAAACCGTCTACATTAGGCGGTGCTACAAATGTCTTAAAACTCGCACCAAATCACCCAGCCAAACTATATGTTGACAGTAGGAGAATACCTCTAGACCAGCAGGCGAGGTTGTACTATACTGACACCTTTAAGTCATGGACTAACACGATAGTTAAAAATAAATTTAAGTCCGTTAAACGGGAAGAGGCACGTCTGATTATTCCATTCTTTGGAGAAGATGGTCAATTGATAGCATTTCAAGGTAGAACCTTAGACCCTAACAACGAATTACGCTATATAACTATTAAGGTTGATGAATCGGTATGTAAGTTATATGGATTAGATAAAATGGACACAACAAAACCTGTGTATGTTCTTGAAGGACCAATTGACAGTATGTTTATTCCGAATGCTATTGCTATGGCAGGTTCTGATATGAATAAAAAGTGTGTAGCAAATAAAAGTGCTGATTTTGTTATTGTAATGGATAATGAGAACAGAAACAAAGAGATTGTCAATAAGATTGAAGGATTTATTAATGCTGGCTTCTCAGTTTGTGTATGGGATGAAAATATTAAACAGAAAGACGTTAATGATATGGTATTAAGTGGTATGACTCCGGAAAGTATTTTTGAGTCAATTAAACAACACACATATAAGGGGTTACAAGCAAAGATGGCATTAAAGAAATGGAGTAGGGTTTGAAGTATAGGGTTAATTATGATGAAGATAAAGAATTTACACTCTCTGGAAAGGATATACATAGTATAATAGATAAGTGCGAAGAGAAAGGTCGCAGTATCAATTGGTTGAAAGATGATGATGGAACGGTTTTAGCAGAACGATTAACACCGACTGTCTCAACAGCGAAGAATAAACTTAAACTTAGATGAGGAGAATGATATGAAATTTAAACTAGAAATGGTAACAGCTATAATGATGGGTGTTATTTTATATGCCGGAACTGCTAATGCAGAATCGCATACCTGTCCGACTAAGGATGTAGTAGTAGAAAGAGATGTAATTGATACAGCAGTGAATGTTGGTTTAATAACATTAGAAGAAGCAATGCAACTTAGAAAGGATATTGCTGAGGGTAAGAAAGATATTATTGATGTTAATAGTCCAGACGGCATCATAACTTTTGGTACAATAACCTATGATGAAGAATTGGGTGAAAATGTATTGGACGAAGTTGACCCAGAAGAGGGTGAATATATAGATGGTGAATGGTACGATGCGTATCATTAATTTAATAATGAGGAAAATAGTATGAATAAAGTGAAAAGTTTAGTTTTAGCAACAGCAGTGGCAGTATCGACAACAGTCAGTGCATTGACAATCGATGATTTAATGAATGATTCAAAATTGGCATTAACTGCCTTGGGAGTAGCAAATTATTACTCACAGAATTGTGCGGGTTTAACAAGTAGAGGGAAGAATGCTATGCTTCAAGCGTTCTATATCCACGGATTTAACAAATGGAACCCAGTAGATATTGCATATTCAGAGGAGTTTAAGTTAGGATATGATACATCTGAAAAATATACTTGTAATAGTTTAAGAGATGTTTTAACTGACGCTGGTGCTGGTCCACTTATTAGGTAAGGAGAATATAATGCCAACGTTTGATTTTAGATGTGAAGAATGTGGAAATACGATTGAAAAATCGTTAAAGTGGACTAAGACTATGGCAGACGATTTAAAACCGTGTCAATGTGGCGAACAAAAGTGGAAACAATATATTACAGTAAGCAGAAGTAAATTTGCGGAACCTGAGAAAGATATAGCAGTACAACAGGCAAATGAAATGATGACAGGAAAAGGATGGATGTAAATGGGTGAAACTTGGAACAAATTGATGGGTTCTTATTGGAAAGAACAGGCAAAGATAAACAAAAATAAACAAATCAGAGCAGATAGACATAAAGAGGTTTATGATGGTGAAGGAACGAAATTAAAATGTTCTGAAATAAAAGAAATACACGATGCTGGTGGAGTTATATTAGATTTAAGAAATCCTGTAGATTATGCTACTACTAAAATTCTTCATAATGCTATTAATGTCCCTGCAACGAATGTTCTTAAATGGGTAATCGCAAATCATCAGATTAATATGAATACACCTATTTTACTGTACTCACAAGATGGTAAAATATCAGAATCTGTAAAAAATGATTTATTAGATGGTGTCGATTATAAAAACGTAGCAAATATCGGTAGTATTAATTGGTATTCTGGGTGTTCGGGTTAAAGTTCTTATAAATAAAATTATTATGCCGAAGAAGAAGAAAATTATGGTTAAAGTTTATATAGAGTGTGACGACTGTCTTGCCTCGTGTGAGATTCATCACGAATTAGATGAAGATTTATATGAATTGACCGAAGAATGCCCATTTTGTGGATCAGAAGATGTATTAGTAGTGTATGATGAGGAAATAAAGTGATTGTAGGTATAGATTACTCAATGACTTCCCCCGCAGTATGTGTATGTAATGGTGAGTTTAAAATAGAAAATTGTCAGTTCCTCTATATAACTAATACTAAAAAGTATGAAGGAACTTATGGTCAATTTACTGGCATTTTAATGAATACATGGACTGATAATATCGATAGGTTTGCTCAACTTGCCGAACATACACGTGAGTTTATTTTCTATAAATGGCCAGAGGGTGCTGACGAACCATCTGTTGGTTTAGAGGGTTATGCCATGGGTGCTAAAGGTCAAGTCTTTAATATTGGTGAAAATACTGGTATTCTTAAATACTACCTACAATTCATGGAGGGGTGGGATGTTACAACATACCCACCATCTACTGTTAAGAAGTTTGCTACTGATAAAGGAAATGCTAATAAAGAAAAGATGTATGAACAATTTATCAAGGAAACCTCTCTGGACCTTGAGAAAATATTTGGTATTGATATCAACCCAGAGAAAATAAACGGACCCATCAGTGATATTGTCGATGCATATTACATTGCTAAAATACACTCAGAGAGTAAAGACAGTATAGAAAACTAATAAATAGTTTACTATGAGTGAAAACCTATTTGATTACCGCCCCATAAAATCTTGGACTGGAGACATTATTGACTTCGGTACAGGAAGCTCGTCTTTAAATTATGACATCACTGCTATATGTACAGAAGCCATTGATGTTTCGACTGCTACATACTTGGTCGACGCATATTCCGCTTATGATGTAAATACCGCAAAATATATAAATGAAATTATCCTTAAATTTTTTAGGGGCGAAATAGACGAATCTTATATATCAGAGGGTATTATTGAAATTGAAACTCATATTATTGAGTCGTTCTTAGATGTGATTATGAGTTTTACTCTTGATTCTATTTATGAGATAGATATTAAGGGCATATTATCAACACCAGGATCTTTAGCAGATTACGGAATATTTAATAAACACATAGAAGAACCTAGAAGTATGTCATTATCTGTGGGGACTATCAATAATGCTGCTGACACATTAACGCATGGTATGCCTTATATAACATTGGCATGGTCGGGTGGTGCTTTAGATCCTAGATGCGAAGACCCAGCATATACTGCCCAAGCATCGTGCGAAACATCAATTAAAACTTCTGCCCATTGTAGAAATGCCCAAGGTTGGGAAATTTTAACTTTACCACAAAACAACGGAACTCAAGTCGTAGCATATGATACTGAGTCGGAATGTTTGAATCTGGATGGCGGTGATGTTGAGCAAACAGGTTATGGTAAGTGTTTTTACACTCAAGACTTATCTTCTTGGACTTACTATTCCCCTGCAAATAAATTAGAACAATGTGAGTCAATAGCAACTAATTATAATTTCTACAAATTCGTGTGGTGGGAAGGACCTGACTACTACGATTGTTTCTCTTGTCTTGAGTATGTATATTTCCCAAGTATAGACTCTGTGGGGTTGGACAGAACTGCCAATACAGCACCTTATTCTACACGCTCCCAGTGCGTTCACGCGACTAATTTGGTTCAGGCACACGAAGCATGGGCTGGTACGATTGGAACTGGAGGTGGTGAGTGGGAAAAGCAATATTTTGCTACTATTCCAGGTGGTCCAACAGGACAAACTCTGTGTGAAAGTCAGAACTGTCATTGGATTATTGACGAACCAAGAAATACATGGGTTCCGGAAACTTATAATTCCTGGTGGCCGTCTACATATACTTCAACCATTATGTTTACATCTCAAACTATTTATGAGGGTGAGGGGATATACTTTTTACCTAAAATATTTGAGCTAGCAAGTTCTACTGCTTCGTCCTTGACTATGAACTATGATACATTTGACATCCGTGGGCAAAGTAAAATAGGCAGACAAAGTAGAGTTTTTTATATAGGATATGGGATTGATATTAATACCATTGCATATCAGACTAAAATTAACCCTGATAATTATCTTCATGCTAATCTTCCTGCACATCTTGAAGTTGACGATAATAATTCTAAAGTTGGTCTAATCTATGGTTATACAAACTATAATGATAGAACACGAATAGAATGGAAAAGACCACAGTATTGGCAAACTAACCCAGCGCACGGAATACCAGATAGGTATAGGATTTATAGAAGTAATTACTATTATTATGGTATTACATCTCCTACAGAATATACAATGGGAATAAAACGTCTTGTCGGTGAAGTTCCTGTTACAGATGTGGACGGTTATCAATATTTTGAAGAGTCTGAACATAGTTTACGTGCTGAAGGAATTTTACCTTATCAGTATTGTTATTATTTTATTACTGCTGTTTATGATGATTGGGGGAATACTAATAGAGGGTTGGATAAAATTACATATGATAAATATTTTGATGATGATTTTAACTTCCCTCCTGGAAATGTTTTAGCAACAGAAACTGATGTGTTAGAAATTAATTTCCCACAACAAAACGATAATCAAGAAGAGTGGACTGATGAATATTTTGGATATTTTAAACCACAAGAAACTGGTGATTATGAATTTAGTATGACATCTGACGACTCTTCGTGGATGTGGATAGGTACTGATGGGCAAACTTATGAGGACTTAAAATTAACTAGGGACGACCAAAATGCTTTGATAGACCTTAATGGAGTACACCCATCAGAAACTGATATTGGTACGATATCGTTAATTGCGGGACAATATTACCCTATATTGATATATTTTGGTAATGAGCAATTTAATCAAGATGAGAATTGGGAACACCGAGTATCATTTAAACCGCCTGGGGGTGAATTTCAAACCGCAGGTGTTGGTTATTGGTATAAGTCAAACGATAATTCATTTGGAGGCAATGGACAAGAAGTTGAAGGACGTTTTACAACAAATCAATTAAGATCTTATTTCCTATAATACTTGACTTTTAGTCAAAAGTGTAGTATAATAAACTAATAACAGAGGAGAAATATATGTACGTAGAAACTTGGCAATTATTATGTTTGGCTTTAATAACCACATCTGCTTATTTTTCATACCGACAAGGTAGGATGGATGGTGTTAAATCTGGGGTTCAAGTGACAATCGCAGATTTACATAAAAAGGGTATAGTAGCAATTTATCAGGATGATTTGAATGGTGAAATGGTAGTTGGTCGTTATGATGAAATAGAATGGGACGACATAGTAGATATGGAGGAAGATAATGAAGAAGACCACTGGTGATTGCGATGAATCTTGTGAATGCCATGATGATAAGATTGTTGTCGGTGACAGGGTGTATGTTGACCCATATGGAGGACAAGGTATGTCCGATAAAATGAAAGAATTGTTAAAAAGAAAAGAAACCTTAAAACAAAAGGGGGTATAAAGTTAAAATAGAGCTTTACTTTCCTTTTGAATTCAGGTATAATACGTAGTATATTAAATAAAAAAGGAGTTATATTATGAAAGAGTTAAAACGCGATGCCGTAATCTCGGTATTAAAAGATAAAGTTGCTGACGTGACTTTCACAAAGAAAGATGGTACAGAACGTGTTATGAAATGCACGTTACAAACTGAATTTCTTCCAATTCAAGAACCTAAAAAAGAAGGCACTGTTGCTAAGAAAATAAACGAATCTGTTGTTGCTGTATTTGATATTGAAGCAAAGGGTTTTCGTTCGTTTAGACTTGACAGTGTGACTAACTTTGTTACTGACGGAAAAGAAACTTTTGCGTAAGAACACGGTCAAAGTTCTATCTGAAATAGAACACGTTCTCCACCGCCCAGGAATGTATGTTGGTGATACCACGGTTGGTACACACGACAAATGGGTAATGGATGACGGTAAAATTATTAAAAAGAAAGTTAAAATCGTACCAGCTTTTCTCAAGTTATTTGATGAAATCATCAGTAATTGTATTGACGAAGGATTTCGTACCGATTTTAAATATGCTAATGAAATCAAGGTGAGGGTTGAGGACAATGGGAAAATTACAATCGAAGATAACGGCAGAGGAATTCCAGTCGTTAGTACAAAAGATGGAAAAACGCAGGCAGAACAAGCATTCACAAATCTCCGTGCTGGGGCAAATTTTGATGATGGGGTGGGCAATGTTTCTATTGGTACTCATGGGCTTGGTTCTACTTTAGTCAATATACTGAGTAAGAAATTTATTGCTCATACTGATGACGGTAAGAAACACTTCCGTTTACAGTGCTCAAAGAACATGAGTGAAATAGATACAGAAATCACTAAAACAAAAGGTGTACTAGGGACAGCAGTGTCTTATTATGCCGACTTTGCCCGTCTTGGGATGAAAAGCATTAACAAAGACCATACACAGCTTATAGAAAAACGTGTAAACGATCTTGCCGTATGCTTTCCTAAAATTAAGTTTAAGTATAACGGACGTTTGGTCAAGTCTGGTACTTTCAAACAATACTTATCTCAAATAGAAAAAGATTTTGTAATACTAGAAACTGCTAAATTTAAGGTGGCAGTATTACCTTGGGAAACCAATGAACAGATATCATTCATTAATGGTATTGATACATTTGGTGGTGGTGTTCACGTTGATGTAGTATCAAATGCTATTGGTAATGCACTTAAAGATGCTATCAAAAAGAAACATAGATTAGATATCCGTGTTCCTGATATTAAAAATAAGTTGTTATTCGTTATTCTCACTAACAAAGTTGGTGACCCAAAGTTTGATTCTCAAACTAAAGAAAGACTGACTAACAATGCTAATGATATGAAACCTATATTTGATGGGGTTGACGATGAGAAATTCATTACTAGAATAATGAAGAATGAAGAGTTGATTCAACCTATCATTGAGGCGTTAATGTTAAAGAAACAACTTGCCGAGGCAAGAGCATTACGTAAGGCACAAAAGACAGCAAAGAAAAAGAAAATTGCTAGTCATATCAGTGCTAGTGGTAAGAACATTGAGGATAAAATCTTATTTATTACTGAGGGGCAATCTGCTATCAGTAATTTAATCAACGTTAGGCAAACTGCTATTCATGGTGGGTTTCCGTTAAGGGGCAAACCTCGTAATGTTAGAGAATTAAAACCTACTGACATTATGAAGAATAAGGAACTTTCTGAACTAATGAGTATTATTGGTTTAGAGTTAGGGGAGCCTGCTGAAGATTTAAACTATGGTAAGATTGGTATTCTTGCCGATGCTGACTTTGATGGGTTTTCAATCGCAGCATTGTTGGTGAATTTCTTTTCTAACTGGAAAGACTTGTTTGATGATGAACGTATTCTATTCATCAAATCTCCAATTGTAATTGCTAAGAAAAAGAAACAAGTGAAACGTTTTTATGAATTGAGAAAATTTCATGAAGCAAAACTTGACTCTGATTGGAAAATAGAGTATAATAAAGGTTTGGGTTCATTAAGTATTGAAGAATACGACTTAATGATTAACGACCCAGTAACAGAAATAATTGAATATGACAGCGGGGCAACAACTTCTCTTGAAACGGCATTTGGTAAGAATGCTATTCCTAGAAAAGCATGGTTGATGGTATGAATATGAATGTGACTGAATTAATAAATAACGAATACCGAGATTACTCTAAATATGTTTTATATAGTAGAGCAATCCCGAATATGATTGACGGTCTTAAACCGTCTCAACGTAAGATACTATATACGGCATTAAAGACAGCAAAGAATGCTCGTATCAAAACTGCTTCATTGAGTGGTAATACAATCTCACAAGGTAATTATCATCATGGTGATGCCTCGTTGAATGAAGCAATTACGAAAATGGTTCAACCGTTTGCTAATAACCTACCACTGCTTGCTGGTGAGGGTTCTTTTGGTTCTAGATTAGTTCCAGAAGCTGCAGCCGCACGATATACATATGTTAGAACTCATAAGAACTTTGAGACGTATTTTGCGGATACAATGGTTGCTGATAAGTCGGGGGACTTAGAAGACCCAGAACCTGCATTCTATTTACCTATTATCCCTTGGGTATTAGTTAATGGAATTAAAGGTATTGCTGTTGGGTTCGCAACTGAAATACAACCGCACAACCCTAAGCAACTTGCTAAGTTATGTACTGCCCATTTACAGGGTAAGGACATATCAAAACGTAAGTTGTTGCCGTCATTCCCTGGATTCAAAGGTAAGATTGAAGAGGAAAACGGTAGTGCATTTTGTACTGGAAAATTTAGTTTAAAGGGGCAAACTAAATTACAAATCACAGAAGTACCAATTGGATTCACTAGAGAATCTTATGTGATACTTCTTGATAAACTTGAGTCTGAAAGTAAAATCGTGTCTTACATTGATAAGTGTGATGCATCAGGTTTTAAATTTGATATAACCCTGAAACGTACTAAATCGTTGACGGATAATCAAATTATTACTACATTCAAGTTAAAGAAAAAGTTAAATCAAAACTTAACCGTTATTAATCAGGATGGTCAATTAAAGGTTTATAATAATTCGTTAGATATTATTAAAGACTTTGTTGATTATCGTGTGACAAAATATGCCGACCGTTATGTGTGGTTGTTAAACCAAGCAAACGAGGAATTGGATGTAATCTTAGCAAAGGTTAAATTCATTGAAATGGTATTGAATGGTGACCTTGATTTTTCTAATAAAAATAAACAACAAATCAGGGACGACCTGTCGAATGACTTCGACTCTGATATAATAGATATATTAATTAGGATGCCTATTTACTCATTATGTCAAGATGAACTTGACAAACTGAAGGAACAAGGTATTACAGTTTGTGGTAAAATTACAGAGTGGAAAGCAATTGATGCTACCGAACAATTTATCAAGGAATTAAAGGTAATTTAAATGGAATTTTTAGACGAGATACCTGAAGAAGAACAGACAACTAAAACGCAAATTAAAACTAAAGAACCCACTGAAGGATTCGGACTTGAAATTGGTTCGTTGACTTTTTACATGGGTGAAGTAGAACTTGAAATAAAGGATGTGAGGATAAAAGATATGGATGAATTTAAACAATTATTATTTGAGGTATTATCACAATGATACTCGTAGATTTTAGTCAACTGATGGTTGGTGGGTTAATGGCACATGCCAAAACACAAAGTGATGTAAGTGAGGACTTATTACGACATATGGTACTTAATACATTAAGGTCATATAGGAAACAATATAAGAAAACGTATGGTGAGTTGATATTATGTATTGACTCTAGACATTACTGGAGACGTGATGTATTCCCTAACTATAAACATGCTAGGAAGAAAGCACGTGAGGACTCTAAGTTTGATTGGCCAATTATCTTTAAATGGTTTGATAAAATCAAGGCAGAACTTAAAGAACACTTTCCGTATAAAATGATTGATGTTATGGCTGCTGAGGCAGATGACGTGATTGGTGTGTTATCTAAGTATAAACATATGGAAGAAAAGATACTAATTCTATCAAGTGATAAGGACTTTATTCAATTACATAAGTACAAGAACGTTAAGCAGTATTCTCCTATGCAAAGAAAGTGGGTAAGGCATATTGACCCAGTTGGTTATGCTAAAGAACATATTATTCGTGGTGACCACGGTGATGGTATTCCTAACTTTTTAAGTGGTGATGATTTCCTTGTTGAAGGAATTAGACAACATCCTATTGCTAAGAAGAAAGTTGCTGTATGGTTGACTCAAACCCCTGAAGAGATTTGTGAGGGTAATGAAGAGATGATGGAAAGGTGGCAAAGGAATGAGTTATTAACTCAATTTGATAAAGTGCCTGAGTTGTTACAAAATGATATTCTAAATGCATTTAAGAAAGAACCAAAAGGTGCTAGAAAGAAACTATATAACTACTTCGTAATGAATAAGTTACAAAACCTAATGGATGTTATAGGAGATTTTTAATGAAATACGTAGTACCAACAGAACTTGAGCAAATGTCAGCATCTGAAGCAAATGAAGTTTTAATTGCCTTACAACGCAGAGTGAAGTTACACGAAGAAAGAATTGCTAAATTAGAGTCTAGGTGGGATGGAGAGAAAGTATGAGATATGATTACAAATGCAAGGAGTGTGAACATGAATTTATATTCGAACGTCACAACTCTGAATCTAGTCTTCCAGCAGACTGCCCTGAGTGTGGAGTTAAAGATGCAGGCAAAAGGGTTATAGGAACACCATTCTTTATAACTGCTGGTGGTGGGCATAAAAATAAAATAAGGTAATATTATGAAAACACTTAAAGAGAAAGCACTTGAGTCAATTATTATAGATCTAGAAGGACGATTATCAGAGGTTCAACATAAGTACGATGCCCTTGTAGGTAAGATTAAAAAGGATGCGAATAACAAACGCAATGTAGATGATGGCGATGCCTTTCTAACTAATTATGGTAGCAGAGGACATGGTTTTTGGGAGTAAAAATGAAAGTAAGTGAAATATTAACAGAATTACGAAGTGATAATAGTCGTTTGTTTAAAATAGATGTATTGGAACGCAATAAAGATAACGAATTGTTTCAAAGGGTTGCCAAGGCAGCTTTAGACCCATATACGCAATATTATATTAGGAAGATACCTGATTATCCATTCGTTAGTGATAAGTCAAAACAGAATTTAGAGTGGGGATTAGACAGTTTAAGTAAGTTATCATCTAGGGATGTAACAGGTAATGACGCAAAAGAGCATTTGATTGATACACTAATCAACCTATCAGAAGAGGATGCTGATATTATTAAATGTATTATTGCTAAAGACTTGAAGTGTGGTGTTCATAAATCGACAGTCAATAAGGTATATGGTAAGGGGTTTATTGAAAAGTATCCATGTATGCTTGCCAGTTCTTATAATGAAAAGAATTTTAAACACATCAAATACCCTGCAATAGTACAACTTAAATCAGACGGTATGAGAGCAAACCTTATTATGAACCCAAATGGTAATGTTGAAGTCCGTAGTAGAAATGGTAAGACTATTGATTTACATGGTCATTTTGATGAAATGGTTAGGGGTATATTTTATAAGAAACCCTCGTTGGAATCGTTAGACCAATTTAGGGGTGGTGTGATTGATGGTGAGTTAATTGTTCTTAGTGAAGATGGTGAAATACTTGACCGTAAAACTGGTAATGGTATTCTTAATAAGGCAGTTAAAGGTACTATTACAAAGGAAGATGCCAAACGTGTAAGGATGATTGCTTGGGATATGATACCACTTGAAGATTTCAAAGCATGCAAGTCAGATATACCATATTTTGATAGATTAGACGTACTAAGACACAGAATGGATGAGGTTGTAGATACCTTTGAAGAAGTGTTGATTGTAATACAAGATACTACATTCGTTGATAACTTCGAGCAGGCAAATGAACTATTTAACGATGCATTAACTGCAGGTGAAGAGGGTGTTATCGTTAAGAATGGTGATGCTCCTTGGGAAGATAAACGTTCTAAATATCAAGTAAAGATGAAAGCAGAACTTGAAGCAGACTTATTAGTGACTGAATGGAACGAGGGTTCGGGTCGTATTGAGGGGTTAATGGGTAGTGTGACGTGTGTTACGAAAGACGGTAAGTTAGAAGTTAATGTCGGTTCGGGGTTCAATGATGAAGACCGTAAGATGAAACCTGAAGATATTGTCGGTAAGATTATTACAGTTAAGTACAATGAGATTATACAAGATAAGAATAAGAATAAGAAGTCATTATTCCTTCCTATCTTTGAAGAAATTAGATTAGATAAAACAAAGGCGGATATATTATGAATTATAAAGACAGTGGTGTAGATTTACACGAACAAGATATGTTTAATGCTAGATTGTGCCAAAAGATGCCGTGGTTAGGTGGATTTGCTGGAGCATTAGATATTGGTAACGATTACCTCGTATCATCTACTGACGGTGTTGGTACAAAGGTTAAATTATACGTACAAGCACAAGAAGAAGAGGGTGTGAGTATTAAAAATATTGGTATTGACTTGGTTGCTATGGTAATGAACGATATCGTTTGTTGTGGTGCCAAACCTCTATTTTTCAATGACTATTTAGCAGTAAATCAACTATCTCAAATAGACGCATTAGGGTTGATTGAAGGAATTAATGAGGGGTTAAAACAGTGTGGTGATAACGTTCCTCTACTTGGTGGTGAGACTGCTATTATGACTGATATGTACAAGGAAGGAGATTTTGATATTGCTGGATTTGGTGTTGGTGCTTGCCCTAAAGATGATTTTATTGATGGTAGTGGTATTGTAGATGGTGATGTGATGATTGGTTTAAAGTCAGACGGATTTCATTCTAACGGTTATACACTTATTCGTAAGGTGATAGAGAGTGAAGATACAGAAGATATACCGTTCTCTGATTTGCTTAGACCTACTAAAATATATGTTAAACCTGTCCTTGAAGTAGTAAATAAACATAAAGGTAAAGTACATGGCATTGCCCATATCACTGGTGGTGGTCGTTCTAATGTTGATAGACTACTCGGTGAGGATATCAACCTAAGACCTGTATGGTTTGAAAATCAAACACTGACTGAGGAAATGGAATGGATTAAGATGTCTGGTCAGATTGATGATATTGAATTCCGTAAGGTATTTAATAATGGAATTGGTATGGTATTAATTGTTGATAGGGAAGAATACCCAATGATACAAGATACCCTAGACGGGTTAGACGTTGAGCACGTTGAAATAGGTGCTATTGGTTCACGGATACAAAACTAATGAATATATTTGTAGACATTGACGAAACTATTTGTACTGGAGGTTTTCCTTATAACTTTTGCGTACCAATTGAAGGAAGAATTAGAAAGATTAATAGACTATATGATGAGGGTAACAATATAACATACTGGACTGCTAGGGGTGGTAGGAGTGGACATGACTTTACTCAAATAACAAAAACGCAATTAAACGTTTGGGGTGCTAAATACCACGAACTGCTTATGGGTGGTAAACCGTCCTTTGACCTATACATCTGTGATAAGTCTGTTAATGCTAATAGTTATTTCAGGGGTGTAGATAAGTTTACTCCGAACGCTTTAAAATAAATGGTAAAAAACTTTACTTATTGCAATTAGTATAGTATAATATAGGTATATGTACGAAAATTTAGTAGTATTTTAACTACTAACATTAGTAAAAATAACGTATATATATTAGTGGTTGATAATATTATCAAACCGTAATTTATTTAATTTAGGAATATAAGATGAACAAGAAATATTTATTGGCAAGTTTAGTTGCCGCAACTTTTACTGCAAATGCTGTTGTAACCATGAGTGGTGATTATGAGGGAAAATTTACTGACGGATCTGGTGCTACTTATGCGCAAGACCTAGACCTCACATTAGTTGGTTCAACTGCAGGTTCTAAAGTAACAGTTATGTTAGAAGATTTGACGGGTGGTACTGCTGTGACAACTAGCCAAGTATTTGTAGAAACAAGTATTGAGGGCATTGGTTTGAAAGCAGGTAATTACAAGGGTCAAAATGGTGGTGGTTTACTACAAAGACAGACTGATGTAGCAAATCAATTTGAAATTGCAGTAGATACAGGTTTTGCTGACGTTCATGTTGGTCAAGCATCAGGTGACGGTCATGCGACTGTAGACGTTTCTACAACCGTTGCTGGTTTTGGTCATGTAAGTGTTCAAAACGTAAGTGCTACAGATCGTTTTGTTTCAGTTATTACTGAGTTCTTTGGTATTGGTGTAAATGCTGAAACGCAAAACACATCAGTTGGTCGTAATACTGCCGTGACTGCTAATGCTTTAATTGGTACGGAAAATGCCTTTTTTGAAGTGACTGGTATGGTTGTTGATGTTAATGACGCAACTGCTGTAACGCAAGATGATGGACTTCTTGGTGACATTTCAGACGCAGTAAATGGTAAAATTGTAACAGGTTTAGTCGTTGCTACTAACACGTTATATGGTACTGTAACTGGCAAACTTATTGATAAGAACGATAAGAATACATACGTTGCTGAAGTAGAGAAAGGTGTATTAACATTAGGATATGCTAAGACTGCAGACACAGACGGTGTCGTTTCTGGTGAGATTAACATAGCATTTTAATCTTAATTAGGGCATCGTAGACCTACTATAAACGTGGGTTTCTTTGCCCCTTTTAAACTAAATCTATATAAGTATATTATAATATGTTTATATAAAGTAGTAAAGAGGTAATCCAACCCTCTATTAACGTTGGAAAATAATATAGGAGAATAATATGAAAAATATTATCGCAGCATTAACAGTGCTTTTAACAGTAACATCAGCAAGTGCGTTCTTTAACGGAAACAATTCATGGGATAAACCATGGGGTAATAGTAATCAATATCAAAATGATAACGGTTTCTTTGCTTATAACAGTTTTTCTTTCTTTGACCCACGTTGGTACTCAACTGAGTTTACTAACATGGTAAATGAGTTTGATGCTCCAGAGGTTCACTCTAAAGGTTATAAAGAAGACAACGGTATCTTTGCTTACAATGGCAATGATTTCTGGGATCCTCGTTGGTACTCACAAGAATTTACTAACATGGTAAATGAAATTGATGATGAACGTAACACTCCAGCATACCAAAACCGCACGACTGTTAAAGACTTTCCAATTAACGATTTATTGACAATCAATAAATAATATCTGGTAAGTAAGTAATACTAAGGAGTCGAAAGACTCCTTTTTTAGTATATTACTTTATAGTGTGTTGTGTATTACTTTAGGGGTATATTAGTGGTTTGATATATTAGGAATTATAAATATACTAGATAAAACTTGACTTTTATCAATTAGTATAGTATAATAGTAAGATACGAAATAGCATAAATCCGAATGATTAGCTGGTGCATCACAAATCCGTGTGACACAAAAGAAGAGAAATATATGAAAGATAGAGAATTGTACAACACTCCAAACCTTGATGAGTTGGAGAATGGTCCATGGCCTTCATTTGTAACTGGATTAAAACGGTTAGCATCTGATACCCATGACGGTGCTGATATGGCACGTGATGTACTTGGTACACTTGAAACGTCATACGTGACTAAGAAAGGTTATTGGAAAGGTGGTACAGTTGGTGTAATTGGTTATGGTGGAGGAGTAATACCTCGATTTAATGAATTGAAGAATGAAGACGGAACTTATAAGTTCCCTGCAGCCGGAGAATTCCATACATTAAGGATTCAACCACCTGCAGGTATGCATTATACTTCTACTCTATTGCGTGACATGTGCGATATGTTTGTTGATAATGGTGGTTCAGGTTTAATAGGGTTTCATGGGCAATCTGGAGATATTATGCTTCAGGGTGCTACTGAAGAAACTACCCAAACAATCTTTAATACATTTAATGATTATGGATTTGATATGGGTGGTGCTGGACCAGCAGTAAGAACTGGTATGAGTTGTGTTGGAGCATCACGTTGCGAAATGAGTAATGTGAATGAACAAGCAGTATTAAGAACGTTGGTTAATGCATTCTTAGATGATATGCATAGACCAGCATTACCTTATAAGATGAAATTTAAGGTTTCTGGTTGTTCTAATGATTGTATGAATTCGGTACAACGTGCTGACTTTGCAACTATTGGTACTTGGCGAGATGATATTAAAATCAATCAAGACCTATGGAAAGCAATGGTTGAAGATAAGGGTGAGCAATATGTAGTAGAGAATATTACAGGTCGTTGCCCTACTTCTGCTATGAAAATGGAAAGTGATAAGTCACTGACTATTGATAATAAGAATTGTGTTAAATGTATGCATTGTTTAAATGTAACATCACCTTTAACTCATAAGTACATTGCTAAAGGTGATGTAGAACCTATTCTCGCACAAGGTGACGATAAAGGTGTTATGATTATTATGGGTGGTAAAAGAACACTAAAGATTGGTGACTTATTCGGTTCAGTAATTGTTCCATTCATGAAGATGGATACTGCCGAAGATTTTGAAGCAATTGAAGAATTGGCGAGTGAAGTAGTAGACTTCTTTGCCGAAAATGCATTGGAGCATGAACGTACTGGCGAGATGATTGAACGCATCGGATTAGTAAACTTCCTAGAAGGCGTTGGTGTAAATGTAGACCCAAACATGATTAACTCTACTCGTACATCTTCATACGTTCGTATGGATGATTGGGATGAGGAAGCAGTTAAGTGGTTTGAAAACAAGAATGAGGCAAATGCCCATTAGATAATATTAATTAGGAGAAGTGATGCCATACGATTTATTAAAGAAGTTAAGTGACCCAGTTGAGGATAAAAAAGGAGTATTATATAATACCCCAAACCTAGACGAATTAGAAATTGGTCCTTGGCCATCATTTGTTACAGGAATGAAACGTTTGGCATCTGGTGACCACGGTGGTGCAATGATGGTTCGTGATGTACTTGCTACATTAGAAACATCATATGTAACCAAAAAAGGTTATTGGAAAGGTGGTACTGTAGGAGTAATTGGATACGGTGGTGGTGTTATTCCACGTTTCAACGAATTAAAGAATGAAGACGGTGACTATAAATTTAAAGACGCATCGGAATTTCATACTCTAAGAATTCAACCTCCTGCTGGAATGCATTACACTTCAGACTTATTAAGAAATCTATGTGACGTATTCACCGACAACGGTGGTTCAGGTCTTATTGGTTTACATGGTCAATCTGGTGATATTATGTTACAAGGTGCTACCGAAGAAACAACTCAAACTATTTTTAACGAATTAAATGAGATCGGTTTCGACATGGGTGGTGCTGGACCAGCAGTAAGAACTGGAATGTCATGTGTCGGTGCTGCTAGATGTGAAATGTCAAACGTGAATGAACAGGCAGTTCTAAGAACTCTTGTTAATGCATTCCTTGATGACATGCATCGTCCTGCTTTACCTTATAAGATGAAATTCAAAGTATCAGGTTGTGCTAATGATTGTATGAATTCAATTGAGCGTTCAGACTTTGCTACTATTGGAACTTGGAGAGATGATATCAAAATCAACCAGGAAATGTGGAAAGCAATGGTTGCTGATAAAGGTCTTGATTATGTTCACGATAATATTACATCACGTTGTCCTACTCAAGCAATGCACGTAAATGCAGATACTTCATTAACAATTGATAACAGAAACTGCGTTAAGTGTATGCATTGTTTAAATGCTACTTCACCTTTGACTCATAATTATATCCAAAAAGATGCTCCAGCAGAGGCAATACTTGCTACTGGTGATGATAAGGGTGTAACGATTTGTATGGGTGGTAAAAGAACTCTTAAGATTGGTGACTTGTTTGGTACTGTTGTTGTTCCTTTCCTTAAAATGGATACCCCTGAAGACTTCGAATACATTGAAGAACTTGCAGGTGAAGTAATTGATTTCTTCGCTGAGAATGCTCTTGAGCATGAAAGAACAGGTGAAATGATTGAACGTATTGGTATCGTAAACTTCATGGAAGGAATTGGTTTAGACGTTAATCCTAACATGGTTAGTTCTCCTCGTTATATGTCTTATGTACGCATGGACAAATGGGATGAAGAAGCAGTTAAATGGTTCGAGAATAAGAATGAAGAAGTTGCCAATGCATGAGTGGTATGACCAACTTACAATGGGACAGAAAATGTCCTTGTGGGTTGAGTATAAAGCTGAGGGCGACTCGACTAATCAAGTTGTCGAAAGGGCATACAAACAATATTTAAAAACTTTTAAACTAGAGATATTATAATGGCATATGGACCAAAAGTATTAGACCACTACGAAAACCCTAGAAATGTAGGGGTATTTCCAAAAGATGACCCAACAGTGGGTACTGGCATGGTCGGTGCTCCTGCTTGTGGTGATGTAATGCGTCTACAGATTAAAGTTGTAGATGACCTCATTGTAGATGCTAAATTCAAAACATATGGGTGTGGTTCTGCCATTGCAGCCTCTTCTCTTTTAACCGAGTGGGTTAAGGGTAAATCATTAGATGAGGCATCTGATATTAAGAATATTGAAATAGTAGAAGAGTTAGAACTACCTCCTGTTAAAATTCATTGTTCCGTATTAGCAGAAGATTGTATTAAGGCGGCAATTAAGGACTACAGAGAACATTGTCCCTCTTAATAACCGATGAGTGTATAAACTGTGATGTATGTGAACCAGAGTGCCCAAATGACGCAATATATTTAGGTGAGGAAATTTATGAAATAGACCCTGATAAGTGTACGGAATGTGTTGGTCACTTTGATACACCAACGTGTGCTTCGGTTTGCCCAGTAGATTGTTGCTTAACAGACCCAGATAATATAGAAACGGAGGAGCAATTACTTGCTAAACTAAGATGACAGCAGATATTGAATTTACTGATAACGCATCTATAAAAGTGTCCTCTATGTTAGAGGGTGATAACGATAGTCATTTACGTGTCTATATAGTTGGTGGTGGTTGCTCAGGGTTTTCATATGGGTTCACGTTTGATAAAGAACATAAAGAGGGTGATAGCACGGTTATAAACAATGACGTGAGTCTTGTGATTGACCCTATGAGTTATCAATACTTAATAGGTTCTACTGTAGACTATCTTGAAGATTTACAGGGGTCTAGATTTATTATAAGTAATCCAAACGCTAAGACGACGTGTGGTTGTGGGAGTAGTTTTTCAGTATGATAAGTATAACAGATGTAGGTGCGAAGAAAGCAAAGGAATTTTTAGAAAAAAGAGGTTCGGGGTTCGGATTAAGGGTATCAATAACGACTACTGGTTGTTCTGGGTATGCTTATAAGTTAGAGTTTGCGGATAGAGTAGAGGAAGAGGACTTAGAGTTTTTCTCAAATGGTATTAAATTAGTGGTGGATAAGAAATCACATGTACTAATAGATGGTACTGAGTTAGACTATGTCGTTAGTGGGTTAAATGAGGGGTTTGAGTTTTATAATCCTTTGTCTAAAGCAAAGTGTGGGTGTGGAGAAAGTTTTACAGTATAATTTAACATAGGAGAAAGATGTGGCAGACCAAGTATTAGATGCATCGGGACTTAATTGCCCAATGCCAATTTTAAAGACGAAGAAAGCATTAAGCAAAATGGATGCGGGGCAAATTTTAGAGGTTATCTCAACAGATGCTGGTTCAGTGAAAGACATTGAAGCATTCTGTAATCAAACAGGTAACAAATTAATTTCAATTAACGAAGACGGTGGTAAATACGTCTTTACATTAGAACGAGTATAGGAGATATTATGAAAGAATTATATAACAAATGGGTAGATAATTGTCCAGCACCAAAGGCATATAGATGGGTTAAAAGAGAAATTCAATCAAGGACACTTTAGGAGAATAGCATGGCAGATATATTAGGCGCACCAGTAGATGAAGAGGGTTTCTTAACAAACCTTAAAGATTGGACACCAGAAATTGCAATTGAAATGGCAAAAGTAGACGACATTGACTTAGAAGATGAAAATGCTGAGTTATATCACGAGCGTTGGGATGTTCTTAATCTTTTACGTGACTACTTTGAAGAGTACCAAATCGCACCAGCAGTACGAGTATTGACTAAAGCAGTTGGTAAGAAACTCGGTAAGGATAAAGGTAAGTCAAAATACCTATACGTGTTGTTCCCTTATGGTCCTGGAAAGCAAGGTTGTAAGTTTGCTGGACTTCCGAAGCCAACGGGTTGTATCTAGTGGACTTATATTTTATCAATGGGTTATTGCTAAGTGCAATCATATTTTCATTTTACATAACTCAAGCAGATAGAAATTATTATTGTAAACGACAGATGGAGAAAATTAAATTATGGAAAAGGTGAAAGGGGCATTAATCGCAATCTTTTTATGGGTTGGATTAATTATGACAGGTGATGCCAAGGCAGATTACATTACGATGGATATTGATTCGTCAGTAAGAGGTGGCACAATACGGTGTGAGTCCGTACAGCAATGTTGGATTAAGGTTCAATACATGGAAGAACGTGGTGCTGACCAGTACTGCAATTCTATTACAATCAAACGTGATGGCAGAATAGTATGGTTCAAGAACTATTATAAATAAGGGTATGAGTGAGAATGGCGTAAGCGATAAAACAGCAGTTGATATAAACCTCAAATGGTTTGTTCAAATTATGGTAGTGGTAGGTATTGCCGTTTGGGGGTACTTCGGACTAACCGAACGACTCAACTTCTTAGAACATAACCTTACATTGGCACAAGTAAATGTCGATATGAATTCAGAGTTTAGGGTTAAATGGCCACGTGGTGAACTTGGTGCATTACCTGATGACGCAGAACAAAACATGCGTTTAGATATGATAGAAAAAGTAATAGATAGACGAACTGCTAAGTTGGAACAACTAATGGAAGACTTCCAACGAATGAAGTTTCAAGCAGAATTTAATCAATCGAAACTCTAATGGATTTAACTTTCATAACAGCAGAATTGTTAAATGATATCAGTTGGTTTGATGGTATCGCTTATACAGTATTAGGTCTTGTTGTATATGCAGTGGCAAAATACATCAATACTAAAATTAATTAAGACCCAACGGCGGGTCGAAAAGTAAGACAACGACGTCCTTTTACAATTTAAAAGGAGAAGAATATGTACCACGACTCAGGGTTATGTGGTTTCCTAAAAGGAAATGAACGAATTTACAACAAGAAAGCGTCTTTATGCGAGGACCTTAAATTTGCTATGTTTATTAACAGTAAAGAACAAAAACACGTCCAATTACCAAAACATAAGTTAATTATGGCACGACTTAAACAAGTCACCTTTGGTGGTTTCTTTCCGGATTTATCTAGTTACAAAGGATATAGGAATGACTGACGAAGATAAGAAGAAATACTCTGAGTGGTTCAATCGTTGGTATCACAGAGATGGTCTAGGAATTTATTACGGGAGATAAATTGGAAGATGACAACAAAATAATCCAATTTAAACCAAAGTCCGACGTTAAGGAGTGCTTCACCGAGAGTATGTGCCCTAGTGATTGGAAAGTCCCATATCAACCTACATACGACGAATTAAGACTAACAATGCTTTCGTTAGCAGAATGCGTCGAAAACACACAATTCCAATTACTAACAGCAGGCGTTCAGTCTGAGTTTATACTACGCGATAGGTTAGAAGACCTACAACACATGCGTGCACTACTATTAGACTATTATAAGGCAGATTAAACATATAAATACTTGTATATTGTTATTACGAAAGGATATTTATGTCTAGTAAGAAGAATGTAAAGAGTGCTAAGGCACTAATGAATAAGCAACATCTAGAGTTACAACAGTTCGACCCACTAACTGACAGTCAGTCAGCCTTCTTTGCGAATTATGAAACAGGAAAGTCGCAGGTATTATCTGGTTCCGCAGGAACAGGTAAAACGTTCATGTCGTTATATAAGGCATTCCAAGAAATTCTAAATTCAAAGAAAAACTATCGCAGAATCGTTATTATACGTTCCGCAGTCGCAACACGTGACATTGGTCATCTTCCTGGTAATTTAGAAGAGAAACAAGCAATCTACGAAATACCTTATGTTGGTATATGCAACGAGTTATTCAATCGTGGTGACGCATATGGGTTAATGAAAAAGAATGGTATTGTCGACTTTATGCTCACTTCATATGTACGTGGTATTACATTAGATGAAACAATCGTTATCGTTGATGAGTTTCAGAATATGACAGCCCATGAGGCAGACTCTATTATAACTCGTCTGGGTAAAGGTTCAAAGATTATTTATTGTGGTGATACTTGTCAAACAGACTTCACTCGCAATGGTGATAAAGATATTAAGAAGTTCATACAAATCCTAAAACGTATGCCTGACTATTTCATTTTGAATAAGTTTGGTGTTGAGGATATTGTTCGTTCGGGGATAAAAGAGCAAGGTGCAGTCATTGATAATGACTTCTGACGATAAGTTCAATGAAGTATATTTTAAGGAAATGCTCTCGGTTGAAGAGCAATTAGAATATGCTTATTGGATGGATACCCTTATTGATGCTGGGTGTGCCTGTATGGAAAACCTCACTTCTCAGGAAGTAGACGAAAAGATGTATCGCATGGCACAGTGTGATATTAATCAGTCAACAAGAAAAAATCATAGAAACACTTGACTTTTAGTCAAAAGTATAGTATAATATAGGTATGAATAAAAAATTATACGACTATTACGACGCTCGAACAATAGACCATATCCCTTACTTAAACAGTGGGGAATTCAAATACATAACAGACAAATACGGTAAAGAAGAATGCCGTTTTACTTTGGCTGAGTATATCGCATCAAACCAATCTAAATACCCATTCAACCCTATCACATACGAGGATATGGTTAAGAACTTTAATAAACTAATTAAAGTAGACTACTCTAAATTCCTAGAACCATCTTCAACTGATGTAGATAGTAATGTACTAGAGAAGTATGAAGACTACAAGTATGGTTATCACACATACCCATTAGGGGTTATTGACGGACCAGCAGCCCCATTTAATAAAGTAGCAGACTATTTCATGCGTGAGATACGTTATGAGTGCTCATCCCAAAATCACAATAGTCCTGTAGAGGCATGGGAACGTGGTGAGGCAAGAGGTATATGGCCTGCCACTGGAGCATTATGGCGTGGTGTAAACGCAACTCATTATGACGATGAGGGTAAGTGTATATCAGGTAAATTAGATAAAAATGCTTATTTAATGGCATTTAGGATGGGTGCTTATATCGCAACCCAATTCAAGCCAGCAGTAGCAAAATCTATATACCAAATGACTGACGCAAAGAGAGTATTAGATACTTCAATGGGTTGGGGTGATAGACTTACTGGTTTCTTTACCTCTAACTGTTCTACTGAGTATATTGGTTGTGACCCAAATCCTAATACATTTAAGGTGTATAAAGAAATGGCAAAAGAGTATAGTAAGTTATTGACTAACAAGTATGAGGTAATAGCAGACACTGATAACTATTTTGAGTTAAAGGGAAATAAGAAGTCTGTTAAGTTTTACCGTAGTGGTGCTGAAAACCTACCATGGGATGACATAACTGATATAGACTGCGCATTCACTTCCCCACCATATTTTTCTACTGA